GATCTTCTTCCAGTTGGCCAGCAGGGCGGGCACGGCCTGTATGATGCCCGCGATCAGCTGCACGATGATGGAAACACCCTGCGCAAGGATCTTTGGCATATTGTCGTTGATGATTCCCGCAATATTGATGATGATATCCGGCACATAGGCGATCAGCTGCGGCAGACCGGCGATCAGGCCATTGAGCAGCTGGGTGATGCAGTTAAGTCCTGCGTCCATAAACTGCCCCGCGTTGGCGCGCAGCTCCTCGGTAAAGGAGAGCAGCTGCGGCAGGGCAGTGGACAGAAACGCCGGGATGCCCTGCGCAAAGCCTGCTGCCAGACTGCTGACCAGCTCCGTGCCAGTCTGGAGCACCTCCGGCACAAGGCCGTACACCAGCTGCGGGATGCCCGCCAGCACGTTGCCGATCATGGGCAGCAGGTTGCCCTGCAAAAAGGTACGGGCGGTATCTGCCAGCGCCTGCATGGGTGCGGTCAGGTCTGCGCCGGTGCTCCAGTCGCCCAGCACATTCTGCGCCGCCGCCTTCATGGCCGCAAAGCTGCCGGTCAGGGTGGTGGCGGCTTCCTTTGCCGTTGTGCCGGTGATGTCCAGATCGGTCTGGATGACGTGGATGGCGCTGTACATATCGGCCAGATTGCCCAGCTCGTAATGCACGCCGGAAAGTTTCTCTGCATCGGTCAGCAGCCGCTGCATCTCTGCCTGCGTGCCGCCGTAGCCTAGCTTGAGGTTGTCCAGCATGGTATAGTTCTGCTTGGCAAAGCCCTGATAGGCGTTCTGGATGGACGCCATGTCAGTGCCCATCTTGTTGGCGTTGTCGGCCATGTCCACCATGGCCATGTTGGCCAGCTGCGCGGCGGCGTTGGTATCCTTGCTCACGCTGGACAGCAGACTGGCGGCAAAGCTGGTGGTCTGCTCCATGTATTCGTTGGCGGACAGACCCACCGTGCGGTACGCCTGTGCAGCGTAGGCCTTGACCGTATCAGCGCTCTCTCTGAACAGGGTCTCCACGCCGCCGATAGACTGCTGCAATGCGCCGCCAAGGTTCAGGGAATCCGAGATCATCTTGCCGATGCCCGCAGCAGCGATCACCTTTTTCAGGGTGCCCACCAGCTTTGTGCCCAGCAGCGTGCCGGCGCTTTCACCGGCAGAGGACGCCTCGCCGCCCATAATGCGGCTGATGCTGCCCTGAATGCCCTCGGCAGAGGGCACGATCTGGACATAAGCCTTTGCCAGCTCAATGCCGTTCGCCATCTGGTTCACCTCCTTCTGCGGCGCGCATCGCCGCCTCAAATTCCTCGGGACTGTCAAAATATTGCACCGGGCTGTCCTCGGATTCTGTTTCTGTCCTGCCCAGCAGGGTATTCAGAATGGATGTGGGCGGTTTCTCGTCCGCATACGCAAGCCGTCCGATGCGCCAGCAGATGGCCTGCAGGGTGTCCAGTTCGGCTGCCTGCAGGGTCTGCGCAAGGGTCAGTTTCTGCCCATGCAGCACCATCATGCTGCGGCTGTCCGGCGGCAGACCGGCGGCCAGTGTGGCCGCCAGCCGCACCGGCAGGGCACGCCAGTTCAGCACGTTGTAATACTGGACAAAATCGCAGATCAGTGCGTCCTCGTCCGTTGCGATCAGTTCGGCGAGGATGCAGAGTTTTTTCCGGCGTTGATGGACTGGAACAGCTCCATGATGGCGCTCTCAACGGCAGACGCAGGCACGCGGCCGTCCTCGGTACGCAGATGGTCGTACAGGCGCTTTTTGCCGTCCTTGCCCAGCAGCTTCACGACCAGCCGGGACATGGCCAGCGGGTTGCCCTCGTCCAGATCAGACAGTGCGTCCAGCACCTCCATGTTGTCCAGCGCGCTCTCTTCCAGCTCAATGGAAAAGCCGGATTCAGTCTTTGCAGTGATCATGATAGTCCTCCTTACTTGCCAGCACTCTGCATATACTCGTAGTGGGTCTTACCGTCTGCATCGGCGATCGCGGTGATGGTGGTCTGGTAACCAACGGCAGTGCCGTCTGCATAGGTGATATCGCCCACAGCAGTCACAGTGCCGCAGGGGATGACTACACGCTTTTTCACATTGTTCTTCAGCACCATCTCCACGACGTAGGCATAGAAGGGCAGATCGTCGGCGCTGGCCTTGACGGTGATACCGGTCTCCAGCGTGCCGGTGACGTTGTCGGCGCCGTATACGGTCTTCAGCACTTCCTCGTTCAGCGCTTCGATCAGCGTGCACTGGAAGGTATCCGGGCGCTCGGTCATCAGGCTCAGCACGGTATCGCCGCCCCATGCGGCGGTATTTTCGTTAGAGGGGGAGTTTGCGTTGGTCAGACCGTCCTTGGAGATATAGCCAAGGCTCTTGAACGCCGGGTCAAGCTCGGTCTTTGCATCCTTGGGCAGAGCCGTGCCCAGCGGTGCGCACCAGATAGCGCCGCCGACCTTGGGCTTTGCTGCGGTCACATTTTTTGCATTCATAGAAAATGCTCCTTTCGTCAGTAATGCACCACCTCAAAAACTGCCTGATACCGGGGCAGCTTGCGGGTGGTGTCCGGGAAATTATAGTCGGTGTTCAGCGTGCAGGAGACGATCTCCGGCAGGGTGTCCGCGTCCAGCATGGTCTGCACCACACGGTGGCTCAGCTGCGCAGCGGCATGGTCGCTGCTGCCGTAGGACTGCACTGCCAGCGTAGCGGTAAAGATGCCGTCCTTGTAGCTGGAGCCGGTTTTTTCCAGCACACAAAAATTGCCGGAGGGTTTCTCCGGCACGGACATATAACAGGGAAAAGCGTTTTCACGCAGATAGTTCTGGATGATTTCTTCGATCATATCACTTCAGTGCCTTCAGGATAGAGTTGGTGTCGGCGTTCTCCTTGCGGGCGGCGGGGCTTTCGGCGCTTACCTTGGCCACCACGCGGGTGCTGGCTTTGTAGTAGCTGGCCTTGTAGCCCTCGCCAAGACGGTTCTGCGCCGCAAAGGCAATGCCGGTCAGGGCGTTCTCCATCTCCGGGCTTTGCAGCAGCTGCCGCACGCCCTTGCGGTTCAGCTTGATGGTCACCTTACTCATAGCGTTCCACCTGCACTTTCTTGTTCCAGCGCAGCGGGATCATCGCCTCGATGCCCTGCACAGCCCCGCCGCAGGTGCGGAAGGTCTGCCCGAAAAACGCCACCCGGACGTTGTCCCAGTTGTGGGTATCGCCCTTTGGGATTGCCAGCGTATAGGCGATGCGCCGCCCGGTCAGCTGCAATTCGGTGGTGATCTCCTCGGCAGTGGGCTGCCCCACCAGCACATTGTGCACGGTGACAGGGTTTTCTTCGTAGATGGGATCGTGGAAGCCGTCCTCGCCGGTCTTGGTCTTTTCATACAGGATGATATCGATACCCTTCAGCATAAGTCCTCCAGCGGGCTGTGTGCGCCCAGCCTGCTGCCCACGCCCAGCAGCTTTTTTTCCAGCTTGGAAAGATACAGCTCACCGGTAGAGCCGCCGCTCATGGTCCAGCTCTGGCTGTAGCCCAGCGCTGTGGCAGTTCCCTGCGTTGCGCCCATGGGGAAGGTGACAGCATCCCCGCTGGTGTCCTCGCCCAGCTGACGGCGCACCATCCGGCAGGATACCAGCCGCTTGCGGTCAGCATCTGCATCGGCGTTGTAGGTGTCGATGATAAGCGCCGCTTCGCTCAGCAGGGCAGTGCAGCGGCTGCGCTCCTCATCCGACAGGACGCGGAAGCCCGCCTCCACGTCCTGCAGTTCTGCGTAGCTCATGGCGGCACCTCATCAGGTGGCGATCTCGGTGCGCTTGATGTACAGGGTCTGGGGCTTGGAGACCTTCAGGCCGTACACCTTGCGGCCCTGCACAGCGGATGCGCCGATGTACTTGCCGGAGCCGGACAGATCCTGCAGGTGCACAGCGGTCTGCCACTCCATGACGCGGTGGCACCAGTTGGGGTGACCGGCGATGAACTCGGTGGTGGTCTTTTTGCTGCTGACGCGGGTGGTGGACTCGTAGTCCATGTTGTTGCTCTCGAACACGTTGAAGCCCGCAATGCGGCCAACAACGCCCTGCTGCACCATCTCCTGAGACAGGTCGCCCTGCTTGATGAAGTGCTCGTCCAGCATCAGTACCTCCAGATACTCCGGGGACGCGATGAGGAAGCGGCCCTCGTTGGGCACGCCCTTGCGGCCCAGCACCCGCTTGGCCTCCAGTGCCAGCTTGTAGGCGTTGGCCTCGGTGGCGGCGGTCTTGGTGGCGCTGATGGTAGCACCGGCTGCACTTTCCAGCGCGTCGATGGACTTCTTGTCGATGGACAGCGCCAGAGAGTAACCGGCACTATCCAGACGCTCTGCCACGATGTCATCGGGCACGCTGTCGGCATCGTAGCCGTCGATCAGCTCGTTGACTGCCTCGTCGTGGTCGATGTTCAGATCCAGATAGGTGGTGGTGCCCACATCGGCAGCAACGCCGTTGGCCTTGTCGTACTCCTTGACGGCCACCTCGGTGTCGCGCACCGGGATCTTGACCTTGCCGGAAGTGGGGTCGCCCTCGTAGCGGCTGTTGAAGATGAGATTGTCGCGGGTCACCAGCGTGTTACGCAGCTTTACGTCCACATAGGATGCCCAACGCTCCTGATTTGCATGTGCCATAAAAATACCTCGCTTTCTCCGTGCTGCTGCACGGGTCAGATTTTCAGATTCGGGTTCAGTTTGCTGAAGGCAGCCAGAACGCCGTCCGGCTGGCTGGGAATATGGTTCGGAGTACCGCCATCTTTAACATTGGGATACCCGGCAGGCTGGGTGTCGCCGAACGCCCACGGGTTCGCCTTGACCGCATTCTCCAGCGCCTTGTTGATGTCGGTGGTGCGGTCTTTAGAGCCCTTCAGGGCATCCAGATCCAGCAAAGCGCGCACTGCATCCACGCTGCGGCCCTTCTTGCCGAGGATGGCGGTGTTCAGGGCGTTGTCAAAGGCAAAGCCATCGGCCTGCGCCTGCATATCCGCCTTCAGCTTGGTAACCTGCGCCTGCAGCCCGGCAACGTCCACACCATCAAAGGCCTTCAGGCCGTCCTGTGCGGTCTTGAGCTGTGCCTGTGCGCTGTCCAGCTGGGTCTGCAAGGCTGCGGCTGCGTTTTTCTCCCGGGTGATGTCGCTGCCGTTCTCCTGCATGAGCCAGTTCAGCTGCTCCTCGGTAATGCCGGGGATCTTGTTCTTTACGTCTTCGCGTTTCATGGTGGAAACTCCTTTCTGTTGGTAAAACCTCGGTTTGGTGACGCAGTTCTCCGTCTGCGTCCGGTTGTGGGCAGGGTACGCACTGCCCGCTGCGATGGTGCCCGTTTCGTCCTCATGCGGGCAAAATGGGCATAAAAAAGCACGGTGCAGTCTGCATCGTGCTAAAAATAGGTAAACAAAAACCACGGTGCGTGTGCATCGTGGTTTAATCCTTATCTGCAAGGGCTTTGAGATATTCACCGTACAGACGCTTCTGCTCGGCTCGTTCTGCTTCAATCTCAGGGGTGGAAATCGTAGCACGGCTCGGAACGCGATGCGTCCTTTTGTACTCTGCGACAAGGTCACGCTCCCGTCTTACACTTTCCTTCCACAGTTGTTCTATCTGCTCTTTGGTGTGGCTCACTTGTGCACCTCCCAGCGACTATAACTAGTCACGCCAAGCTGCTTGCAGGTTTCTTCAATGATAACGTGCAGCTCGTTTTCTTCGATATCATCAACGCCCATTCCACGCTCGGCCATGTACAGCAGTGCATGATCTTGCACATCACTTCTGACACGATCCCACTGTTCAAAAGTGATGTTTTCAGGAACTACAAAGCGATACCTGTATTTGTGATCAACCGCTTCCATGATTCGGGTTCCATCTGCAAATGCTGCCGGAATGTCCGCATCGAGGCTAAAGGAATACTGTGTAGTATCTGGCGGGTGTGTATGGATGTTGTAACTATCTTTCAGTTTACCATCCAAATACGAACAGTCAACCCCTCTGGGATTGTTGTCTGTCATATAATAGACTTCGCCGTTCCGGGTGATGACCATCATGTTCTCGACTTTGGAACTGGCGTAATTGCTGCAAAAAGAATCCTTGAGGGCTTCTACCTGCTGAGCGTCGTTCAAATCAACTTTTCCAAGGAACCTGTGAACTGTTTCACCGTTTTGCCCGGAAGAGCCACCGCTGCCGCGCTGGCTGTGTAGCGTGGCCTCAGCCTTTCTTGCCGCATACGCCGCCCGCTTCTGGGCGTTGATGGTATCCTTCCGGGCGGCGTAGTCGATGCGGCGCATGGCGTTCACATCGCTGCCGGCATCCCGGTACTGCTTGAGGTATTTCTCCGGGTCGTAGCCCGCAACGCTTGTGCCGGAATGGAACCGCACCGCAAACTCACAGTCACAGTTGGAATGGATGTGCTCCGCGTGCCCATTCTTCAGCAGCTTCTGGCTGGCGGTCTGCCAGCCACGGGAGGCCAGCGTGATGCAGAAGGGGCAGGTGTCCCCGTTGGGCACCCATGCCCACTGTGCGCCGTCCCGCACCGCGTTGTGCAGGGTGGTGTCTGCTCCCGCCCGCTTGACCAGACGGCTCACGCCGCTGGGCAGATTCTCGGGGTTCTGGTCCTTGGTGGCGTGCACCATGCGGGCAACCTCGCCATAGCTGGCAGTGGCAGCAGGCTCTGCTGCGGGCAGCAGCATCCCCTCGGCCTCGGCCAGTGCGTCGTACATCTGGCAGGCCAGCTCCGCGCTGCCCTCGCCGTACCGGGTGATGACTGCGTAGGCGTAGGAGATCAGCTCCTCGGTGTTTTCGGTGCCGTGCAGCCGGATGTACTCCCGCATTTTCTGCCCGGCAGCCTCGTTCAGCCGGGAGAGCCGGGCAATGTAATTATTCCACGTCCGTGTCGTTATCTGCATCGTCCATCTCCATCAGCAGCGCCTGTCCGCGCGCCCGCTGCTCCTGTGCCCGGATGCGCCGGATATCTGCCTGATCGAAGCCGATCATCTCCAAAAAGGTGTCGGTGCTGGCAAACTCCTGCCGGGCAGTTGCGATCTTGATGGCAGCGTCCGCAGTCACGGCCACGCTGGGCATGGCGGGGTTTTTGAAGTGCGCCATCACGCCGCGCTCGTCCTCGGTCAGCTCGGTCAGCGATACGTTCCGGGCAATGGCCTGCGCCATGCAGGCGATAGTATGCAGGGCATCGCCGTTGCCGGTGTTCAGCTGCTGCGCCATCAGCACCAGCGTCTGGCTCTGGGCAAGAATGGCATCGCTGCTGGTGGGGTTGGCATCGTTCACCACGCCCACGTCCATCACGGTCAGACCGGTGGCTGCCGCAAACTGGGTGGCGATCATCCGCATTTTCTCCACATGGGGCTGTAAGTTGCCCTGCGCCAGCTGCCCAAAGACTGGGTTTTCGCCTGTCTCCGGGTTGGAAGTGGCGGCGATGAGCGCGCCGACATACTGCTTGAATTTATCGGATGTAATGGCATCGTACTGCTCATCGGTCACGCCGAGGATGTACTTCTGGGGTGTGGTGTCAAACTCCAGCGCGATGGTGGCGTTAGCCACGGTGCGCACATAGTCGTCGATGAGGGAACGGATGGCGCGCTTCAGGCGGCTGCGGCCAAAGGGCTTATTGCTGGTGGCGTTCCAGATCAGCGGCTCCATCAGCGGACGCCCCATCCGGTGGGGCTTCCGCTCCGCCGCCCAGCTGCTGCCGACCGCGCGCAGCACGATGACGGCGGTGTCGGTGTAGAAGTTGACCAGCGCAGGCCGCCAGCTGTCTTTCTGGTGTTCGTCCTGTACCGTGTCGATGATGGCAAGCCCGCAGTCGATGCGCCCTTTCTCGCCGCTCCAGAGCGCGGAGGCTGTGGCAGGGGAGTGGAAGCGGATGCGGCAGCCAATATCCGTATCTGCGGACAGGGTGGCGAACACACAGCCGTATTTCAGCTGATCCCGGCAGGCCTTGGCATAGGCCGCAATCAGACGGTTATCTGCCACCAGCTTTTGCAGCCCGTCCAGTGCGCCGCCGTTGCTCACAAAACCATCGAACATACTGCGGGATGCCAGTGCGTCCACCGCCTTCTGCCCCCAGTAGCAGCCCACCTCCAGCTTGCTCAGCCCCTTGGGCAGTGCAATGCCAAGGTTCACGTCCTGCAAGGTGACGTGCCCCTCGTAATACTTATCTTTGGTGGCGTTGCGGCTCTGGTGGTAATTGTAGGCTTCGGTCAGCTCGGTCAGCTGCCGCTGTTCCTCCCCGGTCAAGCCCGGCACAGTGCCAAAAGAAAAGGTGGTGGTCATGGTGCTCCTTTCACCCGATGCGCATCTTGCGGGTCGGGTCGCGTTTACAGGTCTTTACGCCCCACAGCGCCAGCGCACAGGCTTCTACCGGCAGGCTGTTGTCTCCGCCAAAGCCGTACCCGCCGCCGATGGGGCGCTTGATGGCGGTGCGGGCGCTCTCGTCCAGCACGGTCTGCGGCTGATACCATGTCAGGCCGTGCTCGCTGATGCTGTTGGTAAAGCCGCCAACGGCGGCGATCACGTCCTTGGTGCCGGGGCGGATCACGGCGTTCTTTGCCCGCCACACCTCTTTGATGCGGTCGGCCAGCACGTCCACGCCGTTGCGTCCGTCAATGACTACGCAGCTTGCCTTGTCGTACCGCTGGTTCAGCCAGTCCGCCAGCCATGCAAGTCCCTGCCCGGTGGGGCGCAGGTCAATCAGGGAAACGCGGGCAGCGCCGTCCTTTGGCAGCACCGCTCCGCACAGACAGACCGCGCTGCCGTCCGGTGCAAACTTGATGCCGTAGGCGGTCTTGCCCTCGGGCTTTTGCTCCTCGCTGGCGCAGGCTGCCCACGCGGCGGGGTCGATGGCAAGATCCAGCTGCTGGGTGGCCTCCGGGCTCCACCAGCCCAGACGTTCCCGGGCAAAGGTGTCCGGGTCCAGCTGCTCGGCCTCGCCCTCAATGGTGGAAAGCTGAATGCGCCGCCCCAGTGCGGGGTTGGCGGCTGCCCAGCGTGCCGGGTCCTTCACGTCCCCGATCTTATCCACCGAGAACTCAAACCATGCAGCTTTTTTGGCTTCGCCGTCCAGCGCGCGGCGGCGCAGCGCCCGGAACACGGTGCCCACGGCATCCGGCCCCGGTGGCGTGCCCACATAGATGGTCTGCGGATTCAGGCTGGCAGAGATGGCAGGCAGAAAAGAGCCCTGCGCGGTCTCGTCCAGTTCCTGCGCCTCGTCAAAGATCAAAAGGTCGCCGTGCTGACCGCGTCCGCCGTTGCGGGTCCGGGCCAGGAACTTGATCTTTGCGCCGCTTTTCAGGATGATCTGCTCCCGTCCGAGGGCGGTGCGGATCTCCTCCACATACCGCCGCATCCGCGCACCCTCAAAGAAGGCACGCATCTCCTCAAAGGTCTCGGTGGCGGTCTTTTGCAGGTGGGCGGTGTAGATGACCGTTTCGTTGAACAGCAGCATCCCGGCCTCGGCACGTCCCTGCACAAGTAGACTCTTGCCGTTCTGCCGGGGCACACTGCCGCCCGCTGTGGGCGCTGCCCACTTGCCGGAAGGGGTGCGCCCCATCCAGTCCTCCAGCACGTCACTCTGCCACGGATCCGGGATGGTACCGCCCGCCTGCAGAATGCGCACGGCATCGCCGCCGTCAGTGCTCCGGTACGCCGGAGCGATGCGTGCGGACGGCTCCTGGCTTCCCATCCTGCTGCCGCTGCGCGAGGATCGCGCCGACTTCGTCGTCATCGCTGGGTGCTCCCTCCATTTCCTCGATCTCCCGGATGGTGTCCCGGTACTGCTTGGCCAGCTGGGGCAAAAGCCGGGCATCCTCGCAGCTGTCGATATTCTTTGCCAGCACCAGTGCAAGCCGCTTGAGCTGCTCCAGACGGCTGCCGCTGGAGGTGATGCTTTTCATGGTCGCCATGTCTGGATGCCCCTTTCAAAAAACTTCCTGTGTGTAAATCGGCGCTGGACAGCGCGGAGTCGCCGAGGGCGGCGGGAGGGGGACCCTCCCCACCCTACCACTCGCCGTCACTGACCTGCGGAATGCGGCACGGTTTTGCCCCTTTTTTGCCGGCTTTCGGGCTGTTTTGCCCGGTTTTGTTGCCTTTTTGCGCATTGCAGAAATAATGCGCCGCTTGCAGGTTCGTCCAGTCCTCAGCCGCTGCCCGCGCCGATGGATACCCGAACTGCCGCCATTTAGATACAGGCCGGATCTCGTCCACCACAAAGGAGAGCGGATGCTGCGCGTCTGAAGGCTCATCGTAATGAATAGGACCGAAACGCCCGTGACAGATGCCGCATTCGCAGCTCATTGCCCGCAGCCGCTCCCGATGCTTGCGCCGCAGATTGCCGTTGGCATAGCGCGGGTTCGTCATGGTGCAAGCCTCCTTTGGCAGCGTTGAGGCTACAGTGTGCAGCCCCTCACAGTCCGCTGTACTGTGCGCACCCCGGGGCATTTGCAGGGGTGGCACTTGCGGGAGGAGCAGGGTATAAAAAGACCCCGGGGTGTTTTGCAAGCCCCGGGGGTATAAAATAAGCCGTCAGCTGGATTCGAACCAGCACCACAAGAGTTTCAATCCGTCCGGGGACAGGCCGGACAGGGCCGCTCTTGCGTATCGTCAATGTGACCCGCATTAAATGGGCGGCGCTCTGCGTTGAGCTACAACGGCATAGGATGGAGTGCGCAGCTGCCAGCAGCGGCAGCTTGCTGGGCAGGATGGTGACAAAGGAACCCGCTTGGCGATACGCTGCCACGCACTCCGGGATGATGCTGCAATGACTCCCATGTATACCCAGTGACCCCGCCGGGGTGTCGTCCTCAACAGCGCCACGGATACCAAAACAAAAATTGCCCAGCTGGTACATTCAGGCTGTTGGTCGGTAAGGTGTTCCCCTGTCGCAGCCGGGCAATACAAAAGCCGCAGGGTGTTGGATGTTGTCCAGCTCCTTGCGGCTTTCGCAGTCTAATAATATCACAGGTCAAACAGTGCAAAACAGTGCGTCTTTCATCAAAAACAGTGCAAAACAGTGCGCTTTGCTTCAAAAACAGTGCGTTTACTGACACTCCGGGATGTCGAGAGCCTTCACAGCACGCTTGTGCCGCCGGTATACGCGGCTTACATCCATGCCCATCTTGACGGCGATCTGATCCCACTTCTTGCCGCCGATGTACCGCAGGTACAGGATCTCGTAATCCTGTATGTCCACGGTCTGGTTCATGACGCTCAGGATCTCCTTGCAGATCCTCTGGCACTCCATCACCTGCGCGTTGGCTGCCTGCATTGCATCCGTGATGCGCTCCACAGAACGGGGCAGCGCCTGACCGTCACCAGTGCCGCCGGGAACAGGGGAGAGCACCTGTGTGATATGCTCCGCGTCTGTGCGGTACCGCTCGACCTCTTCCAGCTTGATCTTTTCAAGCTTGGCGGCCTTGCGGTACCGCCGCAACCATTCCTTTTTTTCTTCATAGGTCATCGGACTGCATCCTCCCTTTATCAACGGCGAAAATGTTCCTCTTTCAGATCCGGTTTTTGGGGCAGCGGCATCCAGACCGGAAGGCAATCCGGGAAAGCTGCCACCACGTTCCACGGCCAAGTTGTCGTGTTCATGACGCCGCGGTTCATGTTGATGCTCAGGACGCAGCCGTCCTCGTTTGCGTCCTCTGCGGTTGGCTTCCTCTCTTCCGTTCTGATCCATTCCGGCCAGCGCGGCGGGAATGCTTCCGGGGCCTGCAGCAGTGTTTCAAACAGCCGATTGTAAACATAGCCGCCGCTATGTTCTCCCAGACTTTCAGCGTCTTTTATTCTCCGGTATGCGAGTTCTAAAGCGTCAGCTTCAATGCACTTCTTTCCGTTCATTACTCAACTTTCCCTCTCAACCACTTCATGCTCATATCATGGTCAATAAATTCCACCATCAGGCCGTGCTTGATGCCGCCGCCCATATAGGTGTAGATCAATTCCATGTCATCCTCTGAAAAATCGGTATCCAGAAACGCGTTAACACCGGCCAGCATAAACTCATGGAATCGCCGGTTTCTCCATTCCTGTGAATACGGCTGTGTCTTAAATGCGGGTCGTGAAAGCCATTCAAGGACTTTCGCCTCAATGTCCTCAACTGTCTGGCAGTTGCCGAGCAGAAAATACTGGTTTGTGCGCGGATGGGCAATAAACTCATCCCGGGCGTTTATGAAGCTGCCGGGAAAGCATTCAAGGAGTTTTGCACGAGCTTCTTTCATGTCGGCAGCATTCTGACGTTCTTTTTCATTCATGGCTTACTCACCCCATAGGAACATATCTGTTTTCGCACTGGACGTTGTTGCAAAAACGCTCGGTGCCAATGACTTTTAGCGGTCTGCCGCACAGCGGGCAAAACTTGGGCACCCCTCGTGTCTGGTACGGGTTCCCCGCCGCCTTTGTGGTGCCCTCATGCAACAGGTGAACCATACACGCAATAGAACCGGGTTCAACTACCGCCATGCAGTTATGGCGCGCTTCACAAGAACTGCAATCCATTTTTGTTTACCTCCTGTTTACCACCCCGCCGGGATATCCTCGTGATCCGCCGGGGCAAAATCCTCGCTGTAGTTTTCGGACGGATCAGGCGCAGGCTGCCACTCATGATACTGCGGCTGCCACCACATGGACACTCTGCCGGTTGCGCCCTCGCGGTTTTTCGGGATGCGAAGGCTAACGTCAAAGTAATCATTCGGGCCCTGCAGCTGACGCTCACCGTCCACTTGGCTCTCGATGAAAACAACGGCGTCCGCGTCCTGCTCGATGGTGCCGGATCCGCGAAGGTCTCCCAGTGATGCCTTTTTGGTGCCGCCGTTGCGATCCGTTACGCGGTTCAGCTGCACAAGCTCCACAATGGTTGTTCCGGTCTCCATGGCAAGCTCTTTCAGGCTGCGGGTAACGTCAGCAAGACGCTCCTGCTCCTTGCGCCCCTGCTGGGTGTCGGAGATCAGACCGATGTGATCCACAAAGACCACACGCGGGCGGTATTTCATGACCCGGGCGCGGATATCGTCCACGGTCATCCGGGTGCCATCATCGTAGATCATGCCGGTGTGTCCCTTGATGAGGGCAAAAGCGTTGTTCAGGCTCTCCCGCTCCTCCTCGGTCAGCTTGCGGTCACGCAGCCGGGTGGAGTTGATGCGGGTCAGTTTGGACATGGTGCGCAGCATCAGCTTGCGCCTGTCCTCCTCCATGGTCAGGTAATACACCTGACAGCTATTACTCAGGCGCAGAGCCAGAGCGAGAGCCAGATCTGTCTTGCCGTGTCCGGGACGTCCAGCAATAACGGTGACCATCTTTTCACCGAACAGACCCAGCTCGTCCAGTTCACGCCATGCCATCCTGACGCTGGTGTCTGGCTGCTGCAGCCAGTGGAGCGTTTCGTCCCAGACCTCGGCAAACTCCTTGACGTTCGCGTCCACCGATTCCCGCCGCAGGTGATCCTGCTCTTTCAGCGCCTCGCTCAGATCCCGGCAGATGGTGTCAGAATCCGCAGGGTTCATGGAGATCTTGGCAGCAAGCTCCAGCAGCAGGCGCTTGCGGTAGTCCTCCATCACCAGCGCCTCATAGTCCTGCACATGGCTGATGGTGGGCACGGTCTCTGCTGCCAGCACGATCAGAGACCGGAAGTCTGCGCCCAGCATCCGCTCCAGTATCACGGCATCCACGTTATGGCCGGTATCCAGCTGCAGCTTGATGGCTGCGAACAACTGCCGGTATGGCCCATCCTCGAACATGGCCGGGGTCAGACGCTGCACGGTATCCTTGCACGCCGCCGGGTCTAAGATTGCAGCGCCGATCACAGCAAGCTGATGCTGCTGCGCAGTGGAGATCTTGTTGTTTGTCACGCTCCTACACCCCCCAGCAGGTCTGCGAGGGTCGTGTCTTTGGTGATCTTGCGGGGCTTATCCGGTGCAGGCTGCGCGATATGTACCGCCGCCGGGGTCTTGTCCACAAAATCCTTGACCGCAAACACGCCCGTCCATCCGTTTTCAACGCTCTGGTTCAGCATCGCGATGGCGTACCCGGCACGATCCTTCACGCCCGCCTCATCCACAAGCCGCTTGATGGACTTGCAGATCTTCTTTGCAACCAGAGGGCTCCACAGCTTTTTCTTGTCCTTCTTGGCAAGCGCTTGCCGGTGCTGGTCAAAATCCATCAGGGCGTCATACAACCCGCCGGGTGCACCACGGGAAAACTCGTCAAATACCTCGGCAACGGTCAGGCTGCTCGGCTCCTCCCGCGCCCCCGCGCGGGGTTTGTTATTATTAGCTTTATCGCTTTTATTATTGTCCGGCAATTTGCCGGGGGTCTTGGCGGCAACTTGCCGGGGGTCTTGGCGGCATTCTGCCGGGGGCGGCAACTTGCCGGGGGTGGCATTCTGCCGGGGGTTCTGCTCGGCGCTTTCAACTTCTGGGCGCAGGGCAGTATAACGGTTTACCATTACGCCGTTGACAGGCTCCTGCCATTTGCGCAGCAGGCCCTTTGCCTCCAGCGCTTTCAGGGTGCGCTCCACGGTACGGGTGTCAATCTCGTAATAATCAGCAATGTACTTGATTGAGCCGTAATAGCAGCCCTGCTCGTCCTGCGTAAAACCCCAGATCAGACAGTAAACATCCAGCTCAGTGCCTTTCAGATGGTAGTCGGAGATCATCCAGTGCGGCTGCACGGTATAGCTTTCCTGTTTCACGTTCATGGGTTATTCCTTTCTATCAAAACGGCAGGTCATCGCTGTCATCGATCACGGAAAAGTCATCCACGCCGCCGTAGTTGGCGGGCGGGTCTGCTTTCGGCCAGGCATCAGAGCGCGGGGCAGCCTCGCCGCCCTCGTCCACCGGCTTGCTGGTGCCCTTGGAGCCCGCAAAGTTGATATTGTCGGCCACCACGGCAACGGATGTACGGTTGTTGCCGTTCTTGTCCTGATAATTGTTGGTCTGGAGACGGCCATTGATGGCAACCAGACTGCCCTTTTGGAAATAGCGGCACACAAATTCAGCCTGCTGCCGCCATGCCACGATATCCACAAAATCGGCCTGACGCTGCTCGCCGGGCTTTGCAAAGTTTCGGTCACAGGCAATGCGGAAGCGGCAGACATTCACGCCCGCCGGGGTGGTGCGGAGTTCAGGATCCGCCACAAGGCGGCCCATAATTGCGATAACATTAAGCATTGATATAGTCCTTTCCAACGGCAGCCATCCATGCAGCGTGTGCTCCGGGGCCGTTCTTCTCCTCATATTTTGCCTGCGCAACGGCTTTCAGGGCCTGGGCGCAGGTGGCGTTATAGTGCGGGCTCATGCCCGGCTCATTGTGGTGCTGGTGGCACAGCCAGACCTTGAGACCGTGCCTCTCCGAGAAGCTGCGCAGCGGCCCATTGAGGACGTGATGCTCCTCCAGCCCGCGCGTGGTCTTTACCGCATACCAGCGGCGGCAGATGTAACACTCCTTTTCTGCCTGAATGATGCTTTTAGACAAGCGGCACCCCATCCTTTTGCGTGCTCTCATAAGCCTCGCGGTAAGAGTGCACATTATCGACCTGATACTTCTGGCCGTTGACAAATTTAATGGTGAACCCATCAATGAAGCCATACCGCCGGGCGGCGTTGATACACTGCGCCAAGCCCCGTGCGGTGTTCCGGTCGGTTCCGTGAGCCATCAGCAGCTTGCAAAAGCGCTTGCGGGTCATTTTCTTGGTCATCTGTCAAGACTCCTTTCCAATAGCGCCCTGGCCTCTCTGAATCCTGGCATACATTTCGTCGTAAGGGTACAGCGTGGCCTCCGTAAAGCACTCGGCTTTTTCGTTGTAGACCATCAGGACGCCCTTGTTCCCCTCAGAGTAGTGGCGCAGTTCGATGATGGTACGGACAGCCTGCCGGATATCGCGAGCCTGTGATTTGTGCTGCGAGATCATCAGCTTTTCAAAGCGTTTGCGTTTCATGGTTCACTCCATTCCTGCCAATAAGCAGTTACAACGGGGTCATTAACCCCCATCTCAGCAAGGCGGTCAAAGATCCCGTCTATCAAATTTTTCATTTCGCCGGTGGTAAAGGTGGAGCTGCCCTGTGTGCACTTGACCGTGCAGCGGTTGTTATCCAGTATCTCCACCAGATGGACAAGCCGGTAGCAGCCGCGCAGGATATCCAGAGCGCCCGCCGGGACTTCCAGATAATCCACCTTGGCGCCGTATTTCTCCAGCATCTCCAGATAGCAGT